ATCGTAACAAAGAAGCAGCTGCTATATCTTCAACCAACCATGTTAATTCTGCTGGAGCAGTTTCTGGTCTATTGTGGCTTTTTAGCAACATACTATATATTTGAGCATCCTGCTCAGTAAACCTTCTAACCAACACTTTGTTTTGCTGCAACTTTCTGATTGATACCTTTGGCACCAACAACTAGATTAATTCCTGACATGCTGAAACCAGCACCTGCTGGCTCACCTTTAGAACTATCATATTGTTCTTCAATTGTCAATCTAATTGCCTGACATTTCTGTTGTTTTAAGAAAATTCGATATTGTTCTTGGCTTAAATCACCGCCATACAAGTTACCAGAGCCATAAAGTGAATCTGACCCGTAAGTACTTGGCATATTTGGTGGGGTAATAACACTTAATTGAGCCACATTTGGTATATAATCGTAAGCTATTTTAACTGCTAGTTTGTGCGCAGTTATATATTCTCCCAAGATTGTAAAGAAATAAGCTCGTTGGAATCCTTGGAGACCTGTTAATTTAAACCAAGCAGTAGTAAAATTCATTAGAACTGGTCTAGAATCGTCTAAGTATAATCCGGGCGTTTCTTGTAACACTGTTCCGTAAGGTGTCAAAATAGTGTGCAGCTCAGAATAAATACAACTAGAACTGCAATTAACTTTGCTAAATGTCGACCATTGATTAAAAAAATAGTTATAACTTAATATATAATTGCTATCTGTTAATGTAAACCGCACTTCGTTAACATTTGGAATAGAATTAGCGCTGCTAATGGCCAAATTGTTAAATGCTTCTATGGGTGCGCCGATGTATTTTGTAGACAAATCACGACCAAGAAGCCAAATGCCTTTAGTAGATTTGAACATAAGCCCCATGGGCATGAGCACTATTGAGCTTATTTCGGAACAGCCTACAGCGCCAGTAATAAACACTGGTTCTGAGAAGTCGTTGTTAGCTCCTGTTGCGTCTGGTCCATTGCCAGTAAGATAATAAATTGCATTCTTTTTAAAGATAATTAATTTATCGTCCATTGCTGATAGTGCCGTTATATCTCCTGTAGACCCTTGGGTACCAGTAGTTGGGGCTATGTAAATAGTTTGTAAGTCTGTCATTTCTACAGGAGTTCCAGATAGCACGATTTTAGAATACCAGATTAAGTTTCTGTCTTCTGCGTCAGCCAGAAATAAGCGATTTTTATACATGATAGAAGAAAAACTTGGAGGGGATGCTATGTTTTCTAGAACTCCTCCTGTTGTATACAAAATAGTATTACCAAGAATTTGTGCATCTGTTTTTTCATCTACAAATGTAACCGAATCAACTGCTGGATTGTTTAGTGTAGGTGAAGCCACAGAAGAAACTTGATAGTAAACTTGCTGAGCAGCTGACCATCGATAAATAACAATGCGAACAGAAGTTTTGTAAGTAAGTTTTAATGTAGGAATTGTTAAAGTAATGGTGTCATTGGGACCAACTAAATTTACACCAATTGGAACACTAGGAGCGGACCTGTGGATATTACCTGCTGAATCTGTCCATTCGTAACACACTGCGTAGTAATATTGTTGGGCCGTTAGGCTACCAGCGCCATTAGAAGCAACAGCAGATACGTTTTCTGGGTATACAACGAAGCTGTGCTCAACTGGCATTGAACCATCGTACTGCCAAAGAATTCCACCTGTTAAATGCAGACTTGAGCTTATTTCGGAACTGGTCTGGATAGAGTTATTTATGTCTATCAAGGCCATGCTTATGCCTGTTTCAGTGTAAATTCCTGCGCTGGTAGCTGCCCCTTGGGTTTTGTTTACAGAAACTAGCAGGTCTTTAAATTCATAGCTTACAAAAACTTTTCCGTTGTAACTTGAAATAGACGACAGTTGGCCAGTAGAGCCGGCGTTGCTAGCCGCTAATTTCGCAACAAACTCCCCATCAGAATTAATAAGAAAATAAGTTGGTTGATAATTAGAGCTAAAAAGCGTCAGGAAATAAATAATCGAATCTTTAATAAATGGTTTAGAAGAAATGTACAAATCTCTATTTAATAATGTTGGGCTAGAAGCTGGGCCAGCTTGGGGCATGGAGTACCGACTTACTTGACTGCCAACTTGATAAAAGATTGTTGCTGTTCCGTCGGAAGCTGCCGAGCATATCTGAGTAACTACACTAGCTGTTAACACTTCATCAGGAGCAGTAATTTGAACTTGGTTATAAGAATAAACAGTAGTATAAAGTTTCACTGCTGTATCATCAAAGAAAGAAATATATAAAGTCGGAAGAGCAGTTGTTGTATCTGCGCAAATACTAACAACTTTTCCGTAGTAACCAGCAAGAACAGTGGCAGTTCCAAGAACGAAAGAACTATTCATCCTATTGATTCTAATTGCTCCGCCAACGTCGCTGCCTTCCCATGCTATACATAATGTACTATTAGCAACAATACAATCGTAGCCTGATGTAGTAGCTTTGACTTGAGCACTAATGCTAACCGCAGATGACAAATTGCTAGGATTGTGCACAGGAATTGATTTATATTGTAAAGTAGGAGTTCCTGCAATAGAAACAATATAAGTAACTATAAAGTATTGTCCTAGGATATTTACTTTAGGATTGAAGCCAGAAACAATTACCAAAGCTTTGTCGCTAAGAGATTGGCCGTTTGAGCTGTCAAAAGTTTGATAATATATGTTCCCAGATTCTAAGAATACAGAGCATGCTGTTCCGTTGGAAGCAATAGCCAAATCTGGTTTAGTTTGGGCACCGCTAGAGCGTATCAGCGGTATTGTATTTATGTCTACTGGTTGAATGGTTCCTTTAGAAAGCCAAGAATTTGCATCTGCATTATATGCTAGCAGTTCTGTTCCCGTAGCAACTAAGCCGCCTTTGTAAGTAGTGATGTTTGTCTGATTAGTGTTCCCAATGTTAGACAATCTGCCAAAGCCATTGCGTTTCTTTAACAAGCCTCCAGTTTCAAACACAGAGTTATTCATTTCCAAGAAGTTGCCAACTGGAACTTGCTTAGGGTCGTTCTTAGTATCTAACCCTTGGTTAAAATTAATATTAATAGCTTGTTTTTGCAATGCCATTAGATTACTCCGACAGCTATAAAACTAAATACTGAGTAATAAACAGAAGAAGAGGCACCATAAGGAATTCTAACTACGAATCCTCCAGAATTATAAGAATAAAGCATTCCTCCTACTGGGTAATTTGCTCCGCCAGTGTTCAGAGAATATTGATAATCTACTGCTCCCGAAGCATATTCAATAGAATAAGAGATTGCAGGATTATTACTTAAAAAAGTATTTGTAAAAGTAACCGTATACTCATCCAAATAAACAGGACCGCCGCCATATCTAGCAGTTAAAACTGCCGTCCAACCATCACCAGATAAAGCCCCATTTTGAGTTACTCCGCTTCCAGCAACAATAGCCATATTACCAGATGCAGATGGATTTGAGGCACTAACGGCAACTCTATGAGAATTCGCTTGGACATTAGTTCCCGGCAAATTTAAATTGCTTCCAAGTTTTGCAGTAGTGATACCGGCATCTTTTAATCGAATAGTATTAGAACTAATTTCAATAGTAGAGTTATCAACCACATAAGGTGCTGACATATTACCAGATGCATCTAATGTCATGATTTTTTGCGAAGCGGGTAAACTAGGAAGCACCAAAGAGTAATCAGAAGCCATGGAGTTTGGAGGACTAAGTGTCAAAGCTTTTGAATTAGCTACCAAGTTTCTAAGTAAAACGGAACCGCCATCTAAATGTGCTGGGGTATTTGTATCAGATTGAAAAACTACAGAAGCACTTAAGGATACGAATGTAGCGCTGGCAGGACTAACTAGATTCGAAATAGAACCAGAAGCCCCAGCAATGCTTCCACTTTGTGTAATTCTTACATGATTTCCAAGACCATCATTGTAATATAAGTCGTCACCATATCTAAATAAGCAACCAAGGTCTGTTCCGCTAGAAAGTACAGAAGCCTGTTCATACAGTCTTAAGCTTTTGGCAGAAATCAGATTGTTATTGTTCATTGAGAAATCTGAATTGATGTTTATTCCATTAGGAGTAATTTGAACACCGTTGCCAGCTGAATGGTCATGTTGGTCAATAATGTTTAAAGAAGCATTCAAATCTGTTGCATATACGGGGCCAGCGGTCACACCGACGCCAGGTAGCACCAGGTTCATGTTAGGACTATAAGATTCACCGGCCATAAAACATCCTTTAAAATACGAACAAATCTACTGTAACAGCAGCAGAACTTGTTAGTTGTAGAGTTAAAGCAGGCATAGTATTGCTATCCTGCGTATCATAAATAGACGCTGCACTACGTTGTCTTGTTAGAATCCATCCTTGTAGCTTGCGTCCTAATTGATGATTAATAACATTTGCACCAGAAACTAAAGATACATTTTGAATCAGTCGCCCTTGCGCCAATGGGTTTGCAATCACTGGGTTTAGTTGTGTTGCCCAAGCAGTTTGCATTAAGCCCATTTCAGTGGAATCAGATTTAAAAATTGGTAGTGCCATGCTACATACCGCCCCAAGACCCATCAAAACCAAATCCGCCATTTCTTCCAGCAAAGCTACGAGTGTTGCTGATGGTATCTGGTTGCCCTGCGTCTCTATTCATTGCAGTTTCTTCAATACGTTGTTTTAATGCCATTTTTTGAGCCATTAAAAGACTTGCATCCGATTCTTCTTTTTCTAAAGCTTTGATAGCTGCGTCTACAATCACATATTCAGTCCATCCAGAAACTCCATCAAGAATGTCAGAATCTTTTAGTAATGTTGCAACTCTTGGAATGTACCAAGCTTGCATGTATTGTCCAGCTGACGGTGTTGGAATAAAGTGAATAGCATTGCCCATAAGGCGATATTGCATATTAAACACACCAAAAAAAGTACTAGTAACATTAGGATAAACGTATCGGTTTCTACTGATAAACGGAAACTTGTTTAGTGTAACCCATGCATTGTTATTAGCTGCAACGCCGCAATCCAACCCCATTAGTTTATAAAAGGGTTTGCAAGTACTGCCATTAACATCTGTGTATGAACTAGAACCATCTGGTAAATTGTAAATAGCATTTTGGCCATCAGTTATAAATTGATAAGCAGGAGCTATGTAGTAATCTTCGTAAGTTGTAACTAACAAATCATATAGCTCAAAATAGCTTTGGTTAATGTATGAATTCCATTCTGGTTTAGTAACAAAATTAGAATTTACACGGTCAGCTCGTTGTTGTGCCATTTCTCTGATTTGCCCAAGCGTCATTTGGCCTGGTTGTGTAGGTACAATAGATTGAACTTCTGTTGGGCTGCTAGTGCCGCTTCCGCTGGAAGCTGATACTCGGTAATAATAAACAGTGCCAACCGTGACTGAAGTGTCCAAATAGTCAACGGCGGCAGCGTTTGAAATCTGCGTGAATGTAATGTTGTCTGTGCTGCGCTCTACAGGATAAGAAGTGGCCCCAGCTGAGCTATCCCAACTGAGGTATACTTGTCCATTTCCTTGTTGCACATACAGATTCTGTGGTGTGCTGGGTATGGCCATTTAGCCCCCTTCAAGGTTATGTGCTAGCGTTTCGGCAAGTAATTTTTAGATAAGCAACTTCACCGGAAGCAGGGTCAGCAGCCGCTGCAGCGATGTCACGGAATTGAATAACCATTTGTGGAGCTGACACTGTGTTTACTTGTTCAGAAACAATATTCATAGCTGGAGCCGCTGGAGCGGAAGAGCCTGATTTAAACATTGCTTGAGCATCCATAAGTAAGTAAAAGTTGTCTTTTAAACGTAGTGTGTAGTTACCAGCAGAGTTTCTTGTGATAGATACAACACCTTTAGCATTTGACAATGTAGGTGCTCCCGAAGCTCCAAATGTAACTTTTGCGTAGATATCTACCAAGTCGCGCTCGTAAGAATATCTGAATTGGAATAGACGTGAATTAGCCATGTGTACCTCTTGATTGGGGTAAGGTTAGTTATCGGTCATTGGTCGCCCCTGACATTTACCGAGAGCTGATGCTCATAATATCGTATTTGTTTTTAAAAATAAAAAACCCCTGGGGGCGTTTTAAGCTTCCCAAGGGTTAAGTACATAAAAACTGTACTATTAATACATTTTTTAGGTATTTGAGTGTCTTATTATATAGTTTTTCATGTTTTCAAGTATTTCTAAAGATTCTTTTGCGTGCCCAAGCAAATTGTTACAATTGCTGCATAATAAAGCTCTGACTTTAGAAGTTTTATGGCAATGGTCTACATGCAAACGACCATTCTTTTTTTCGGGATTATGTGCTTTTCCGCAACAAGAACATTTGTAATTTTGCGAAATTAGCATTTTGTAATAGGTTTCTAAATCTATTTTATAATAACGTTGTAAATTTCTGGCATACCATTTTTCTGCTGGTTGCTTTTTTCGCCATTCTCTGGCTGCTTGATTATATTTTTCTTTGTTCTTTTCTCGCCATTTTAAAGTTTTTTTAGTTTTACATTCTTTACAAATTGAATATAAACCATCTTTAGAATTTGTAGCTTTAAAAAATTGTGTTGTCTCTTTTTTAATTTTACATTTATTACACTCTTTCATAAAAAAACCTCCTAAAACTATTATGTCCTAGGAGGTTTAGTTTTGTCAATTTTATTTTGACATAGTAACCCAAAAATGAGCTAACTACTTGATTATGCTGATAAAGGTACAACACAGTTCCATACTGGAGCGTTACAAATTAAATTCCCGTAATAGCCAATACGGATTTCTAAAGCATCTGCGTTACCAACACGAAGACCTTCTAGACCTTCTAGGCCATAAGTCAAGATGTGTGGAGCTTTTCCAAGTGAACGGAATTTTAATGTATCCATTTGTAACAAATAAGCTGTTCGGCTTGGGCAGTTACGGTCAGGGATTACAGTAATAGGTCCATATGGAGCATGAATCTTAAGACCAGCAAAAGCAATGTCTGCTTCGTCATGTCTTACATCAACATATTGTACTTTAGAGCCAAGAGATTTCTCAAGAGCTGCATAAGAAGCAAAGTTCATGAAACACATATCAGGTTGTCCACCTTCACGAGCAACTAAGGAAGCTGCATCAATAAGAGCTTCTTCTATTGTTTCGTTAGATGTATTTTGAGCAATAACTCCGTACATCCTAGAGTCAACTGAACGGTTAACGCCCCAGAAAGAATCTGAAGGGCCTGGAGCAGTTTGTGGAAACCATGCACCAAGTCCAGATACTTTTTTGAAGCTAGTAGTAGCAGACAACGCGCCAAAAGCAACGTCACCGTCTACGCCAAGCATTGGGAAGCTTGTAGACCAGTTAGTTGGAGTTCCAGCAGAGCCACCAGCTGTAGCAGATACTGTAATTGTTCCAGCATAACGGTTAACAGCAATAACATATCCAGAAGCAGCTGCAGTGGATTGAGTATAAGTAGAACCAGAAACTGAGTAAGACACTAAAGCCATACCAACTTCAAAGTTAACTACAGAAGAAGCATCAGATAAAGTGATTACCCCAGAAGAAATTGCAGAAATCTGTCCACGAGCTCCAGAACCATCGCTGTACAAATCTAAAGCCAAATCATTAGAGATATTGCGGAATGCAGTATCCATAACAAGTTTTGCTTCATCGATAAATGCACCAGCATTGTCTTTTGTAGCTTCTAACAATTCGTTAGTGATTGTAGCAATTTGATAGTTGCTTACACGGTAAACGAAAAAGCTTGCCAAAGCAGGAGCTGTTTGGTTGTTTTGCGCATTAGAGAATGTAGCAGAACGTCCTTGGGGAGTTCCATAGATAAGAGGTACTGGGATGTATTTACCAGCGAAGCCGCTTGGTGACTCGTCTTTAGCCACTAAAGCCAAAAATGCGTTTTTCTTGTAGCGCGTTGTTATCGTAAAGGCTCTTTATCCTTTACTTCTAAAACTTGTTTGACTTTTTACGATTTTCTACTGTAGGAAGATATTGTAAATTTTCTAGTACATGCAATCCACAAACTGTTTTACCTTGTAAAGGTATTATGTGGTCAATTTCGTATCCAGCTGGGCAGTTTTCATAGAATTTTGTAATCTCTTCTAAGTTGGCCCATTTTGGAGTTCTTTGCTTTTTCTTTGCCTGGTAGTTTCTTACTTTTGCTTTTGCTCTACCGGGATTTGCAAGTCTCCACTGTTTTTCGTAATTAGCTGAGCGGTCTTTATTTTCTGCTCGCCAATTTGCATGTCTTTCTAGTACCTTCTCTTTATTTCTATCGTAATAAGATTTTGACTGCTTCAAGATTTTATCTTTATTTTCTCTATATCTTTTAGCGTCATATTCTTTTTTTGTCATGTATTCATTTTAGCTCAGACTATATTTTAATGCAATGTTTGTTTTGCATTTCCCCGGCTCGTGGGTGAGTCTATGTCACCTAGTCGTTACGGACTGTATCATCCTGATACTAGCCCTCGGTATTGGCATTTCAGCGTCCACCGATACACGGAGATTTATACTTGGCCTAACTATAGGTCCACCAAGTCTTTCATATAATCGTCACCAGTATACAACTCTTTAAGAGCTGCCACTTGGTTCGACGTACTTGCATAAGTAGCCATAATTTATTTTCCTTTATGATATTTGTCCCTTGAAAGCAGCCAAGGCACGTTCTCGGCGTTCTTTTTCAGACGAGCGTTTAGCTGGCTGACTTGGGAGATTGTTGTTTAATGTTTTTATAGTCGGTTGTCCAGGTCTGGAAGCTGCTGCTGGTGTCTGCTCAGGAGCTTTTGGAGCTAGTCTTGATTGAACTTTCTTAAGTTGGGCCATTTTGTACGCTTCTTCGACCAAGTGATTTTCTACTTCCTTGGCTGCTTCAGAAACGTCCATTAAATAACCTTCGCTTTGGAAAGTTTGCTCAATCAATTCAACCACGGCGTCGTGCATATTCGCCGATTTAATAGTTTCAAATTCTTCGTTAGAATCAACTAACATCTTCACTTCATTACTTATTTGTTTTTTAGCCTGCTCGTATTGTTTAGAAGCTTGCTCTTCAGCAGCTTTTTGAGCTTTAGATTGCATGTCTTTTAAAGATTGCAATTCCGCCCTTAAGGCTTTTACGGCCGGGTCATTGTAACTAGGAGCGTTCATAAGTAGTTCTGTTAGTTTATTAGAGTCAAAACCTAGTTCGTTCAAAGCTCCCAATGGGTCTTCATTGAACTTGGACTTAGGCATATAGTCTGTTTCGTATTGGCGCATTTTGGCTTCTAGAGCTTGTTTCTCTTGTGCCATTTGTTGCTGCATTCTGCGGTATTGCTTTTCTTTTTTAGCAAATACATCCATTTCTGGGTTCACAGATTGCTGTTCCGTTTTTAGCTCAGACGCAGGTTGTTGTATAGCGGCAACTGCTGCAGCCGCTGGGCTTTGTTTTATATCGTCCATAAATCATCCTTGTGGCATGGTTGGTAGTAAGTCAGAAGTAGGGGGGGCATTTGGAACGGCCATTGGTGCGGCAGGGACCGCTCCTGGCATTGGGGGCGGCATAGCTGCTTGTTGAAGTGCTAATAGTTGTCCGTGCCATTGGCGTAACAATTCAAGCTTAGATTCTTCCAAATTGCATTGAGCATACAAATTGTAATATTGAGTAACAATTTTGATTCCCAAGGCAATATCAGTATATGGGTCTGGCGGTTCATACTTAGAAGAATCAATGATATCATCAAGAGTTTTATAAATACGCTCTTCAGCTGCTGTGGCTAGCTTATCTACTTGTTCCAAATCTGGGAAATCTAGTAAACGTCGGCCTTCGTTAGGGTCAATTAGACCAGATTGCATCATTTCTACAACCTTTTCTAATCGTCCAGCTGGCTGCTTCGGTAATGAAGAAGTGTCAAAACATTGGATTACAAACGGATTTTCAAGCAGTTCCGCTTTAGGCAAATCTATTTCTTTTGCTCCGTTTTTGTTTGGATACACTGTTTGGTATTTTCCAGTACGTTCTGCAATTTCTTTAGCTTTATATATAATTTTATAACTTAAGTCTACAAAGAGTTCGTCGTATTTTTTCGCCAGCGTTGCAAATCTATCACTTTGCAGGTCGTCGTAGTTTCTAATGGCTTCGCCTGAGTTAAGCCCAGCCGGTTTTTGGCTCGTCGCTGCCAACGCGCTAATTCCAGATTGTTGGTAGGCGTATTCAATAAGACGTTGGAGCTGGGCGTACATTTCTGGATGAATGGACGGGGCAACGGAGTATTCCGGTTTTGTACCACGGTAAGTGACAATTGAGCCGATGGAGTTATTAAGATGGGCGTGGACGACCTTAGAGCCATCTTCGACAAATATCCTTGGAACCCCGACCAGAGATATACTTTGACTGACTGTAACCAAGATTTTATTGATTTCAAGCTGAGTTCCTGTTAATTGTTCTGCCAAGCCTTGACCCCATAGGCCAACCAATCTTGGGCTAAAGTGGATAAATACAAACGGAAAAGATTCATCTTTATATTCTTCATCTAATAAAATTCCAGCGGAACAAGCAATAACGTGTCTACCGTCAGATGCATTTTTGCTGCTTGGTAAATGCCATGCTTCTACAACCATAACTTGGTCAGAGATTGTCTTTTGAGATTCTCCAGAGTTATCTGGGTATGCTTGTTCTGCTTTTTGAACCTCAGATTTATACTCCGGGAACATTTCTAATAACATACTTCTATCAACTAGCTTAAGTTGGTACATGCTCCTAGGATTACCATAAAAAGCATCATTGGCATCAACAAATAATTCCGTAAGCACTACTCGGTCCAAAGCTACACGTTCGTCGTCATCTTCATATACTTTGATACACCCAGAACCTAGGATTGCTGCATCTCTAAGTACCAATTCTGCCAACGAAGCAGCTTTGGTTTGATACAGTTCCCCAGCAATAAAGTGGTTTAGTTGTTTAGCTAGATTTCTTTCTTTATATTCTCCGCCGTCTGTTAAAAACGTAGGTCTTGGTTTTGCTTGTGCCAATCGGCTAACAAGAGTATCAACACAAGATTGAACGACGTTCATAGTAGGGCGGTCTACAGGTAAATTGTTTTGTTGCCCAAGACGGTTGTAACTAGCGCCTGCGAAGGTAGCTAAAGGCATGTTTCCATACAAGCGCGCATGTATTGCTGCTTGACGGTATCTATATTGTTGTTGTTCTTTTAGAAAAGATGCAGTTTCAATTACTTGTTGGCACAGCTCTGCTTTAGACTTAGCTCTCCACCAGTTGTAACTCTCAGGAGAAGTTTTGTTTGTCTTTTTAGTTTTAACTGTAACTTCTGTTCGGTTTTTATTTCGTTCTGTGTTATTTTCAACTTTATAAGACATAAGATTACGCTCCTATGCCTGAATTAGACGACCAAAGTAAAATGTCTTCGTCTGTTAATCCTGGCAAAGCTGCCAACGGAACTGATGCAGATTGTTGTTGTGGCTTTTCTTGTTCCAATGGCTCAATAAGCATTTTAATGCCATCGATTTCAATACTGCGTACACCTTGGCGCCTACACAGCTTTAGCAATGATTCTAATTCTTTTTGATTTTCGATTTTCATACTATCCTAGTTTATGTTTACTGATGATTTTAGCAACTAGTGATTGTCTACTTTCTGGCTCTTCCGCTGGTAGCTCAGGCTCCATTGGAACTTCTTCGTCCAGAAACATTTCTTCTTGCTCTTCGGGAATTGGCTTTGATTTGCCGCGGGTTCTTATTCCATAAGCCTGGGCAAAAGCGCGTTTTAAATCATCCATGGATTACTCGCTATCTTCAGATTTATCTTCTAACTCTTCGTTAATATCAAATGCGGCTTGCAGCGCTTCAGCTACTAGTTTTGCATCTTTTTGGTGTACAGCAGAAATCAACTTTTCAGCTGCTTCCATTAGTTTTGGGTGTTGCTCACCTTCGACAGACTCAGTTTTATGGCTACCGTCTGGTTTTCTTTTTGCAAATACTATTGAGCCGACTTGTCTTGGTTTTAAAAAAGGAAGCATTGGCACCTCTCTATATATACCTTATTTGTTTTTAAATATAGTCGTCCCAGGCTTCTGTTCTAGCAGCTTGTTCTTTAAAATATGCTTCGGCTTCTTGCTCCATGCGGTCGGTTTCTTGTTCGTACCATTCCCTAGTACCTGGTTTTGCTGTAGTTTTTGGCTTTTCGGAAAAGAATTGATAAGTGAATCTCCAAGCATATAAGCATGCATCGGCCAAATGGTTATCACATGCTGGGTTTTCTTCACGTTTTTTACCTTTTTCTTTCCATACCAGATTTTGCCATTCTTCTACAAGTTTAGCCGCATTTAATTTATGGGCTTTGATACGAGCTTGAATCAGCTCTGCATTCATAATCTCAATGAAATCTGTTTTGCCAGTTTTGTCGGCAGCTATTAGTGGGATTTGGTGACGACGTTGTATTTCTTCTACAGCCTGCTTGTTAGCCCCGTCTATAATAACTTTATGAATATTATATTTAGTTTTTAGTTGTTTTATCTTTTCCGCTACATCGGTAATATCCATTTTAGAACGAGAATATGTGTCGATTATGTACAGCGTTTTGTCATAGGAATGATAACACACAACTACAAATGCTGAAGCATCTTCATAACCTAGGTCAACGCCCAGTAGGTATTGCCATTCACCGGATACGTGCGGCGGCAGGGCGTCAAATAAATTTCTGTCTGGTTTAAATTTGTATACCAAAGCATCTTCGTCAATAGACCAAAGACCAAGATACATCATTTGGAAATGTGGAGTTTCTTTAAACAATGGACGCGTCAGTTCAATATCTGCAATTTCTGCTTCCCATTGACGGACCATATGTGGATTGTCAAACGTACTCCATTTATGAACAGACCAGCCAGGCTCGGTGCCTGTGGTAATATCAAAATATAACCCTTTGGTAAGGTTTCCTGGTGTGCCCATGATACAAATAGTACCGCGATAGTCAGCAACTGCAGGTTTCAACGTGGAATACACTAACTGGCCTAGGTCAATAGTATAAGAGGCGCCCTCGTCGATGATTACTAGTCTATACTTTTGACCAAGCAGTTTTTCTTTCTCATCTTCGGAACTGTCCACTCCTACTAGATAAATAATACTGCCGTTTTGTAATGTGACTGTCAGATTGGTTTCGTTAAATTTAGCTTGTAGTTTATATTTTCTGTTCAGCGGTTTCAGGATATCTTTCCACATGATTTTCTTAGCAGACTCACGCGTTAAAGCAATATATAGGCAAGTGCTGCCTGGATTTTCGTAAGCCTCTTTAAAAAGGTAAATGCCAGACGTATAAGATTTAGCCGCCCGGCGAGTACAAAGAGTTGCTTTTAGCTTGGCCGGGTCATTTATAAAAGCCGCTTGTTTATCAAAGCAATCTTCTATAAATCTAGGTGCTGCTAATTTGGCTAACTCTCGTTTTTTTAATTCTTTGTTTAATATCTGTTTACTTAGCTTCATTAAAATAGTATAGCATGTTAATCAAAGGAGCGACAATGATATTTCTTTCATTAGCCGCCGAAATAACTGCAATAATTACACCGTTAGAATCAAAAACAGGTCCGCCTGACATTCCAGGCCAAGCGTGTCCAGAACCTTGAAACATAAAAATATGATTAGATTTATATTCAAATCCTGTGCAAAACATAGGGCCGCCATAGGGAAATCCACAAGCAGTAATTGGTCCGTAAGAGCTGACGGCCTTAGTGATAAATTTAGGCGAAATAGAAAATTTAGCTACGGGAAAATTTTTTACATCAGCTTTTAAAATTGCTACATCTGTTCCTGGATGCGCTTTGAAATCCTGAACAAATATGTTTAAAACTTTTCCGTTAGAATCTCTGATTTCTACAGACTGTGGCATAACAGGCATATATCCAAACATTGTTTCTCTTAAAACACAATGAGAAGCCGTTAATACTGTGTTTGGACCGATAACCGTTCCAGAACAGAAAAAGCTACCAGTAGCAGCGTCGTGCAATCGTACAATAGAAGATTGAATTTTGTACGGGTTTTGATTGCTGCATCCCGACAATCCGATTAATAATCCTAGTAATAATAATGCACTTTTCATTTTTTACTTTTCCTTTTCGGTTTTAAGATTTTATTGATTAAGTTAAATTGCAAAGCTTCTTGAGCTCCAAAGTATGTTGTTTTTTTGCTCATGGTACGCCACACATCAGCAGGGGTACCTGTACACTCTTCCATAAGCTGTTCCCAGTCCAGTTCTTGGGCTAGCAGTCTTTGGGCTTGGGCCACTAGGTACTCAGAAGACCCTTTCATGCGCTCGACAGTCTCATGGACCATAAAGCTAATTTCGGAAGACGCTTGTCTAATGTCACCAGATGCTAGCACTAAAGTGGCCGCACTGTGACATAGACCATGGGCAGTAATACTAAAGGTTGCAGGACTAGAACGGATTTTACCGCAAAAAGCCAAGCCATCGTAAAAGGTGCCACCGGCGCTTACAAGCTCTACCTCTATTAAGCTATTGCGTTTTTGCAATAGTTTGTCCACTTCTTCGCTAAAAGCTCGGTAAGCATCTTCATTTATAGGACCAATAACATAGATTTTTGACATATTTTACCCCACAGAAATCATTACTACGTATCCAGCAGCTTCTAGTTTTTTCAGGTCTTTTAGAGAGATTTTAGATACCAGGATTAGTTTTTTCATACTTCGTTCTCCTTATACATATATAATAGCACTTAGTGTTTGAAAAGCAAAGTATAAGATTCGCGAATCTCACTATCAGACATAGTTTCTGAAATTTCTGATTCTAAAAATGATACAAGTAAGCCAGATGTTAATACTTGGCCGTCAGAGCCCGATTCTTTAATGTAAACAACTGTCACAACTCCACGATAAACTTCATATTCGCCTTCTACATATAGACCTTGGACATCATCTTCAACATAAGCTGTAAATGTTTGCTCGGTAGTGTTTAGTTTTAAATTAGCGATTGTGTACATAAATACCTCCGTTTTGTTGTTTATAGATTACCAAACCTTATTTACATTGTCTATAGTTAGTCCCAAATTGCGGCACAGTTTTCAAAGGTACTGACAATTTCACAACATTTTGCATTTCTTCTTGTACTAGTTTGCCAACTGCTTCTGCGTCTTTTTGAGACACTTCTAAAACCAGTTCGTCATGAATATTGCCCAAAATGGCAGCATCTAGCTTTTCCGTTTTTAGCCTAGCCGCGATGTTCAAAGCAGCTCGATTAACAATAGAAGCTGCCAAGCCTTGGATTTGGAAGTTAATAGCGTTATTTAGAAGATTTTTATACTCTTTTCGGTCTTCTTTAGCGCGTTGATAAACAGCAGGATGCTCATGGAATCGCTTCCAAAGGGCCAAAGAGTCCGCCAATGATTCACCGTATTTGTTAAACAGTTCCTTGGCTCTGGACATATGTCTTACTCGCCCTGCTTGAGTTCTAATGAATCCATGGTATTTAACTTGGTCTTGGCTATTGTACATCCATTTAGCCAAGTCTGGAAAAGATTGCAAATAGTCGTTTACAAGCTTGTTAGCGTCTTCCTCAGAACAGTTGATTTCGTATTTCAATTTATAGCCGGTCATGCCATAGGGAATACCAAGGCTATAAGATTTTGCTTTTTGACGAGCGGCTTTGTTTACTTTGCCAAGATAGTTATCAGCTTTTTTATCACTGCTAACTCCAGTAAGTTTTTCAGTTCTGATGGCAATCTCAGAATAAAAATCTTTTCCTTCGTTGAAAATAGCCTGTAGTCTTGAGTCTCCAGATACATGTGCAAAAATATGCGGCTCCAAAGATTCATAGTCCGCAGACATTAAAACTTTTCCGTTTCTAGGTATAATAAACTCACGGATTTTGTTAGTATACTGGGCCACCAGGGAATCTGATTCTATAGGTCTTGGCAACTGTTGCATATCTCCTGCATATCGACCAGATACTGTGCGATGCTGCTGAAACCTGGGGTAAAAGATGCCTGTGCGAATAACATCAACATCTTCTAAAAATCGCTCCATATAGGTGCTACAAAGTTTCCCTAGTTTATTAAAGTCAATTAATTTAGAAACCCAAGGATGCTTTGTAGCAGCCCAAGATAAGAACTCTTCATCTACCTGTGGTTGACCGGTAGCTGTGCTGCTTAGCGGAGTTTCTTTCAGAACATCAAAAAACAGTTTTTTTAAATGGTGTTTACTTTGTAGATTAAAAATAGCTTCATTAGGACTATCCTTTTGGTGCTGCGCTTTTTGTATAGCCTTTATATCCTCAGCGGAAAAGTGTTCTAACACGTCTTTGTATGGTTTAAACAGCTTTGTAAAGTTACCTTTTTCGGTTTTAACTGGGTACTCTTTATCTAGAAATTGAGATTCAAGCTCTGTTATTAATGGGGCAATTTCTGTAAAGATTTCTTTTTCTAATTGTTGTATGTCGTTTTTAATAGCTATCCAAGTTTGCTCTAGTTTTGATACATCCAAACGCATTCCGTGGCATTCCATGGGAATTGTTATGTTTTTGTACAATGGCATGACTTCGTCTTCATAGAAAAACTTCTCTAGCTTTTCCGATTTTAGCTTTGGAAGGTAATAATTGTAAATTTTATAAGTCAGCAAGCAGTCCTGAATACAGTATTTGCCAAGGATTGTGGTATCTGCTTTGTAAAACTCAGTGGCTTTTCCGCCGTTAGCTTTTACAGACGCAAGCATTTCTGCTTTTTCTTTTGTAGTGTCCAAGCCAAATAGCTTTGTGGCAATTTCTTTTAATCCGAATGGAAATTCTTCATCACAAGTATGCTTTAAAAGTAGCACATCCGTGTGCAATGATGGCAATAAATCTACGCCAAAATAGTTTTTTGTAAAGGGCATGTCAAACGCGGCATTAAAGGCTAGTAGTTGTTTAGTAGCTAGCAAATGCAAAATAGATTTGTAATCTTCGTTAGATTTGACAGGAAAATAGAATCCTTGGGAGGCATCAGAAATACCAAAACCGACTATTGCATTGCGTCTTGGGTTCAAGCCTGTAGTTTCAATGTCGTACGCTAGCATTGTTGAATTCTTAATAAAGTCTACAGCTTTTTGAACGTCGGCAGCTGTTTGAACAATCATGTGGCCTCCCCAGGCTTAAAAATTACGAAATTCCTTCTAGCAGTTCCCCAAATTCAGAAAAAAACTTTTCTCTTATTTTTTCAACTAATTCATGTTCTTTTTCTGTGAAATCTTCTGGTGGATATTTGTATAAGCTGCGCAAATACACAGAAAATTCCCATGCAGCCGAATATAGTTCCGGACCTCGTTGGGCTAGTTTAAAAGAATCTTCTTCATCTGGTAAGTTATATTTGATAGTTACAATTGGCATAAATACCTCAAAATAAAAACCCGGCTCAGGAGGAGGGGGACCTGGCCGGGCTGGGGGTTTAGTTAGCTTTTGCGAACACTTCGAAGTCGTGGTAGGTTTTACCTTTTTTTGTCTTAACTTTTCCGTTGTAATGTACTTCTACTTCAAGTCCAATAACTCCAGCTTGTCCCAGTTGGTCTTTTAAACTTGCTGTTTCGTTTAGAATGTACAAAGTGTTGTCTGAACTGCGAATAAAATAATCATTTTTCTCAGGGTTAAATTTGTTTGGTTTAGTGCTTTCCAAAATACCTTTGGCCACTATTCCAGTTTTGCCTGATTTCTCTAGTTCACTAGGTCGCACAATAACAAGTGCTCCATCAGTACCACCAGAAGAATTTCCGCCTTTTAGACTTTTGAATCCGTCGCTCATATTAGCTCCATTTCTGCGGCTATGCCGCCTTTATAAACTATAGTTTACTATAAACTATTAGTTGTTAATTATACTTTACACTAGTACCTGTAAGCGTGTCAATAAGAATTTGCATTTTATCTCCAGCTGCAATAACTTTGCTTAAAAGCACTACTGACTGGCCGGACAAAACTTGGTCACGCTTAACATCTTTTTCAAGACTGACGGCCAAGTCTGCAACTTTGTTAAAATAATCGATTAGTAATTGTTCTGCGTTCATTTTATAACTCCTTTTACCGTTTTTATAATTCCGTATTTGTTGGCACCAGATTTATAATCATTATACAAATGTTCCTTTGAAACGTCAACTTTTAATATAACAGATTTGACGTCATTAGGGTTTATGGCTTTAACAAACCCTACACGCGCATAATCAAAACCTCCGTCGATATAGCAACTATTACACGAACACCATCTCAAATCGTGACGGTGCCGGGAATACACAATATCTTCACATTTTGGACATTGTATTGCATTTATTGACAGTTTCATGCTTTATACCTGTTATCTAGTTCTGGTTTATTTTTAATCATATATGCCAACATAGCTAAAGAAGCTAGAGCATGGCTGATATGACAAAGTCCAGATTCGTTGTCTATGTCTTCTCCTTCGGAGTATTGGTACAAATGTCTTAGTGCTGCGTCAATCAGCCTTCGATGTTCAATTCCAAGCTTGTAGTTGTCCGAAGAATATTTTTTGGCTCCATAAGCTAATGCCTCAGCAGTCATGTAAACTGCTTCTTTAGAAATTAGCGATAACGGTGCTTTTCCATTGTCGTGTTTTACGCCTGCGCTCATTTTACCCCCTTGGTAATTTCGTGCATTAATAATAAAGACATAATTCTATGCTCTTGATTTTTTTCTTTATGCGGATTATCAAACCAGGGCAACAGGTCATTGCTATTTTCTGGTCTAAAGTACCTTGCAAATACAGTATAAATAGGTAAATGCCTTTGCGATGGGCTAGTATATTCAAAAAGTGCTTCACAGCAAAATAACAACTTTTTCTTGTGAATAGCTTTTGCAGCTTGCAAATATATGTTTTTTTGTTTCATATTTCCTCTACATCTATTTGAATTCCAGGTTTTGTTTGTTCTAAAGTCCAGAGACCGGTAGCCATACATTTTTTATACAATACAATTGCAGAAGTTACAAGAGAATTTCCACGACTTAATGTATTGGAACTAGCTTTGTAAACTGCACATCCTTGGTCAGATTTAGATAACACCAGCCAATAGAAATCAAACAGTTTCCCGTAGTTCTCGTATGCCATTTGGCAATACAGTGCAGCACTTAGGTCGTAACCATACTCGGTAACAGTATGAGTAAACAGTTCTTTATCTGTAGGGGCAGCGGTTGTCTTTACGTCTAAAATATATGACATATCAATATTGATATAATCTGCTCTTGTTTTAATTGGTACGTCTAAATAGCTACCAAGCATTGTATGTTCCGGAAACCCATTACGAAGAATGTTTGTAGCAATGTTAGTAGCTGCATAAGATTTGTACAACTGCTCACACCTGTTAACTTGCGGAGCTGATAAAATAATCTTTCCTACGTTTTCAGATTTAAATTTATCCCACGCTTTGCCTGCTTTTCGCAGTCCTGGATACACTACGTATTGCCCTAGCTTTTCCGGTTCCAACATAAGACTATGCACGAACTGTCCTTCATCAAAAGCTGGTTTGTGCTGTTCCGTTTTTAGGCCTAGGACCCATTCAGCGTAAAACTTGGCTGGGTCTTTTAACAGCAGTTTTAGATTGCTTGAGCTAAGTCGTGTTCTGTCTGCATGATATTGTTCGTTAGTCGACTCTAGTAGTATGTTCTGCATTCGTACCTCCAATTGGCGTTTGCAGGTTTATAACCCAGGCTAAATGCTGCACCGCTTCTCGCGGTACTAAAAAGCCTGTCGTAACCCACGTTTTATTTTTAATTTCTCTTATTTCATAATTTAGCAATGTTTTTTCCATAAAGGCAACCAAGTCTTCTAAGATAAACACAAACAATGTTTCATTTTTAGAAAACATGTAACACCAGTAAGTAGTTCCGTGGGAAGCTGACTGCCAAATGCCGCCTAGTTTGCCGCGTTCAATGTCGCTATAATGTTCAATAAAAAAGTTTTTTGTTTTAGCCATGTCATAGGAGTCTGTTTTTAATTCCCATAGTTCTTTGGAAACTTGGTCTATAAAATCAGACTTGCGACCATTTAACGGAGTTAGCATTGGAAAATGGCTTGCAAAAACTGCTTCTCCGGCTTTACCAATGGCTAAGCTGCTTCTAAAATTATGCACGGACATGTATCCTCCATTTGAGACTTTTCCGCCACTAGGTAAGTTTCCAGCGTCAATGTGCTGCTAGAAAGAAACCAAGATACGAAACTGACAATATTTTGACCATCTGTTCTTAGTGTAACCGGTGCCCGGTTTGTATAAATAATCTGGGCTTCGTTACTGTTTTTAATAATAATTTTATCTATCATGGCTTAAACCATCGGTTTCCAGAAGCAGGTCTTCTTAATTGAAAATGCTGCCACGGCCCTTGGCGCTCCTCCATATATAATCCCAGGATAGACAACAATTCATTGTTTTGCAAACACCAAGCGTTTAAATCTCCATTTGGGTCAGAAATATCACAAGCAAGTCCCACTAAATGTGCAGATTGCATCGGAATGAGACGACGGTCTGTGATTCCTTTGGCTGAGTAAATTCTTAGGTGTTGTTGTTCGGTTCTATATCCAGATGTAACAACCATTGGTTTCCCAAATTCTTCTCTAACAACTTGCATAGCCTTTAGAAGCTCGAAAAGATTCTGCTGGTGCTTGATTGGTACATCCGCAATTGAATTACCACTAAGCAATTCTTTATAAATTATTGTTCCCATAGGACCTCCAAGTAGATTTTCTTAAACATTTTTCTAATGGCTCACTGCATAACATCCAATTAAGTGATAGTTCTTCCGTAGGAATCTTCAATTTTTTGGTGCTTGGGTAAATTAAGTATGATTCGTTGAACCCTTGATTCCAATAGTAACCGGTGAAATGTGTATACGGACCATAGATTCGTTTTTTAATAACGTGAAACGTTATGTCTTTCCAGTGTATATGTTTAATAAAAGTCATTTTAGAATCTCCAGCAAATGTTTAGCTAATGTGGCAGAATAAGTTTCATTGTGTTGTTTAGCCAGTTCTACTAGCTTTTCAACAGCTTTGATACCAGCAGCTAGTTTTTTCTCATGCTGCTTGGAACCCTCGATATAGCCAAAATAAAAATCTTCTAATGAACACTCATATTGAACAGCGGAACCTGTTTCTTTATAGATTTGCTCTGCGTACGTTTTTGCAGTCTCTTCTGCAGCTGCTTCTAATTCTTTTCTCATGGAACCCCCTTTATACAAATCTTAGCTCTTGTAAGTTCAAAAATCAATGTTTTATCTCGTAGTTTATTTTCTTCTATTCTTTTTAGTATCTTCTAGTTGAAACTTATAATCGCATATGTTCCAAGAATTGTAAACTTTACGATATGCTTTTCCGTTAGAAATTTCTGTTTCTTGTTTTACAGCTTTATTGGCATGTCTCTTTCTGATACGTTTTGTTTTAGAACCGTAGCCCTCCGTGGCTATTGGCTTGCGATAACTGCGGCTCATGGGCTAACGCCCAGCGGCGATACAGGCATTTACTGCGGCCATTAGCCGCTCAGATTTTTCGTCCGAATATCCCAAAGAGCGGCCGATTTCTAAATAGTCAGACTGCACGGTGGCTAGTGGATTTTGTATGCAACCAATCCAGATAAATACTCCATCGGTATATCCGGACCATTCATCTGCTTCAATAAAAACAACTCCAGAATCTTTATAAGTAACATTTTTAAATGCCGCATTTTGATACTTAGTGCCTAGGTTGCTGGAGTTGTCAAAATGACTTTCTTGGATTTTTGCATTTCTGAAATCAGCACTATCTAAAATGGCGCTTTGAAAGTCTGTGTTGAACAAATTAGCAGCATAGAAATTAGTTCCTGTGCAGTTTGCAGCTGAAAAACTAGTGTTATTAAAACATTTATGAGAAAGGTCTAAACCAGATAGGTCTGTTCCAGTGAAGTTAGCGGGAATTCCTCCTTGGCCAGTTAACCATAGTAGATGTGAATCATAAATATCGTTTAGTTCTGTTTGTGTGTATTTTTTCATAAGTTATTCCTTAAGATTTGGGATTCTGTGAATTTGCCTACAAATTGCATAAGCATCTTTAGCACTTACATTTTCATCTAGAAGTTGTTTTACACATTCCAAAGTCACTTCTTTTTTATGTTCTTTCCATAGTGTAGAACAGCCTGTCAGCCCCAGTAAAGTAAATAGTAGTAGTTGTCTCATTTTAAAACCCCTTCGATGCTTGCCTTAGTATATGCTAGCGTTTCAAAAGTTTGTCCGGCTAACAATGCGAAAATAGCGACAAATACAAAGCATAAGATTTTTTCTAAAGTAGTCATTTTTTAACTCCTGTCTGTAAAGTAAGCTAAATAGCCTACAAAAAAGATTAATAAAGAAATAATGATAAGTCCAGAAGAACTGGCAGTATATAGTAAAACTCCTACTGCTAGTAGTCCCAAGGCAGAGTACCCAGTTTCCAGTTTATTTTTTAGCTTGCTCATAATTGCCTCCTAGTACTTTAATATTAGCAAGTTTACGTTCATAAGACAAGCAAGCTTTTATTTTGCCTCGTTTTAAGCCATTAGGGCCTACGTTGTACATACAATGCCGGTAATTTTTACGCAGTTGCATTGTTTTGAGATATGCTACTGCAGCGTTTATGCTACAAGAAATATCTAAAACGCACACTTTTGACAGATTTAGATATTTTGCCGTTTTATGATTTATCTGCATTATGCCATGGTCTGCTGTTTTTTTATTTACAGCTGCAGCTTTGCCGGCAGATTCCACAAGCAATATCTTTAGAATAAGAACTGCTGATACATTATAAGCCTTAGAAGCCTTCAGAATTTCTGGAATCACTTTGTAAGCTGGAGCAGCACCTGGAGCTTTGTAAGCATTGTAAGTAGTCATAAGCTTAAACATGGTCAAGTCAGGAACTTTTCCGCCAGTAGCTTTTGTGGCCATTAGTAGTATCACGGCCATTAATAATTTTTCCATACAGCACCTCGTTGAAAGCAGAATATAACCTTTTGGGCTTGTAAGCAACATAAAAAGCTGTTACCATATCAGAATGAGAATTACAAATTTTATTTTATATCATAAAGCTTTTAGTATTAATGCTGCTACTTATAGAGATTCTCGGTTTAAATCCGCCGCTTATAAAGCTTGGGAAGCTGCCATATTGCCGGACATTCCCGATTTGAGTCACATGGCCGGTTTTGACTACTATGAGATTGAAATAGAAGTGGAATACCCAGCAAATATCTTTTTTAATAAGCAGGGCGGCATTTCTGCAAAAACTTTTGATGTGACTAATTTTGAGAAGTTGCTGGTTGATTTGATTATGAACAAGTCAGTTAAAACAGATGACAGATATTTAGTAAAATGCACAAGCTCCAAGTTTTCTGGAGCCGTGCAACGAATACATATAAGCCTAAAAGGTTACAATAAAGTTGATGCCGACCGTCCCACTGGAACTTCCGGAGACACCTAGATAAACATTGCCAAACAGCCGTTTAGCTATCTGAGCAGTGTAATCCTTGTCAATTGTATATCCTACGCCAACAAGCAATTCTGGAGCCACTTGTTTCTGTTCCGTTTTTGTCTCGGTGGCTTTAGATTCTTTATTTTCGGTGATTACTGAATTTTCTTCAATTGTGCCGTCTGGCTTTTTTACCACTTTTGTGACGGTTACAATTTTATCCTTTATTACCTCTACAGTTTTAGTTTCTACTTTAGCGTAGTAAACTTTGCCTAGGTAAATTCCTACTGCAAATGTCAGTACTGAAAAGAACATTAAAAATTTATCCATGTCTAACTCCTTTCTAATTTATCTTGTGCAAGTCCCATGTCTTTTAAAAACAGAAACAGCTGATATCTAGGAATAACTACTGGAGCATCTAGCCCCAGCTCTACTACAAACGGGCTGTCTCCGCTCATAATATAATGGACATCTTTTATCTGGTCCACGTTAACAATATGAACTTTGTGGTTTGTGTCCACTACTGTAATAAATTGGCTCATTGTACACCTTTCCTGAAGTCTAATACTTCAAAACTTGTTTTTGGAGCTCCTGGATTAATATCTTCTCTAATTTTACTTGCGTTAATACAAAAAAGTTTTCTTCCATTAATATTTTTAATTTGTATTCCTTTGCGCAATAGCATTCCGCTAACTTTGTTTCTAAATTGTCTATTGTCTGCCGCTGTTTGAGAATCTTGAAGGGTAGTAGCCAATCGAATGATTTCTGGAATGGACAATTTATCGTCACCCGGTTCTAAACACGCATCAAGCCGTTCTTCAATTGCATCCTTGCTACGGTAGAAATCTGTTAATTTATCATATTCAGCAATTTCTGCAGATGTAAAATACCAATCTTTACCGGCTTTAGCTTCTGAAAATGCTTGAGCATATGCTTGATAAACGTCCACATTATGGTCAGCATTTAATCCATCCAAAGGAATAATATAGAAACGACGATTACCAGAAGAATCATGAAGAAAGTCTGTAGAATTTACAGATGCACAAAAACTGCAAATTGATTTTCCATTAGTAGTTTGCATCCCATACGGGCGACGTTCGCTGATGTCTTCTTTTGTTAAAAAGTCTTTTAAAGCTCCTACATCTTTAGAACCAGTAGTAGTTTCCAACTCGGAAATATGCCATAAAAACTTTTCCATTTGGCTAATGCTGTGGTCTTTGTTAGCAGGGTCAATTTGACTGTCTTTAAAACCTGCAGGCCAGGGAGAAGCCATTTTTTGTAGCCATCGGGATTTCCCTAGGCCTTGTCTACCAACAAACACAAGAACGCAATTTTGACTTCCTGGACGAATATATTTCATAGCCATGGCGCGCATCCAACGGATAAAAAATTCTTTATACCAATATATTTCTCGTTCACTGGCAGTGACTGGAATTTTTAAAGTATTAAACAACTCACCCAAATGGTCTTTTCCGTCCCAAACTACGCTTTCAAATACATTTTTTAAAGGGTCCACTGTTTGAGCATTGGCTGCGCTAAAAATATGAGATTTTAAATTGGTAATATCTAGGCCATAATCATCACATGTTGCAGAAATTCTAGAGAAGTCCATAGATGACAAAGTTGAGTCTTCTTCTAAGTTTGTTAAAATCAAGTCTCGTCTTTTATCATAATATAAATCAAAATTCATAATGTTTTTAATTAAATATTTTTTATTATCGCTGTGCTTAGGATTAGGACGAGCCGGAGATTTCTGGTTAGGGGGCAGCATAACTGGCCAATCAATTTTTGGCTGCTCATATGGTGTGCGGTTTTTGTATACATCTGCCAATTGTGCTAAATCAGTGCTATCCAGCTCAAAAACTGGGCTTGCTTTGGTAAGCATGGTTTCTGCTTCTTCTTCAGTATAGCCTTGTGCTTTCATGTTTAAAGCAGCTTTAATAAAACTTGCATGCCAGTTATCTTGGCCAGACAAGCCAGCTATAAAAGCCATAGTGTCTTTACTAAGTTTTCCTTTAGCGACAGTTTCTGTCGTATTTTGCACACGGACTTTTGGCTGTTCCGTTTCTACCA